TCATTAGTCATTTCGTCTACGAAGTCAGCGAACGAATCGCTTACATCAAAATCATTTTTCATTAGTAGGTCCAGATTACATCTTCACTTTTGCTTGGGTCATCATCAACGTGTATAAAGTTCTTTGCTATACCGATACGATTAAACCCTACTTGGAGAAGAGCGTTAATAATAATATATTTTTGTGTTGAGGTAGGAGCATAGATATCTACGGCTCTACCAATTGTGTGGCTGCTTGAGGGTACGCCACCTACCTTTGCGTTGTGATCATCACTTCTATATCCGCTTGTGATCTTGAATCCTATAGCGGCAAGCTCACGAGCTTTAGATAGTTTGTTTAGAAATGACACATCCATATTCTCGTAACTCCCAGGTTGATCCGGAGAATCAAATTCCGAGTATTCGAAGAACATATGGAATGCTCTTGTTAGTCCTTCCATTATTTTACTTTTTTAATTTCCGATGTCCACGATGTGTAACATACTGCTAATCGTTGGGATGTTTCTGGGTATTCATCCATCATTGATTCGTTGCTCATACATCTATTTGTGAATTCTGGTCTTGTTTCCTTTAGATTGGGAACTGGTATCGGCATTGTCGTTAATATTAGAGTTAGAAAAAAGAGTCTCGTCCCAATAAAGGAAGAGCCAACCACTGTTATAATTTACATTTTTCTCTTTACTCATCCTTTATAAACGTTACCCAGTGAGTCTGCATTTTTTTACCGCTCTTATGTCCAAATAAAGGCTTCTCATCAGTAAGTTCTAATATATCTTTTATAGGAAATTGCACTTCGTTCCACTTAAATATAAGGGTACCGTTAGGCTTTAGAACTCGGAAACACTCTCTAAATCCTTGTCGTATCATCTCTTTCCAATCTCCCTCAAGATTACCATATCTCTTTGTGATTTCACCCAGAGCGTTACGCTTAATATGCGGCGGGTCAAATACAACAAGGTAAAAAGAATTATCGGGCTGTTTAATATCCGTAAAGTCTCCAATAATATCTGGAGCGATTACCAACGATTTATTTCCGCTTGGGTAATCGTTAGTATGTGTTTCGCATCTTTTGTCAAGATACAAAGTCCTTTCATCTTTTTTGTCAAACCACATACCTCTTGGCCCGCAACACACGTCTAACACTTTCTTACTCATTAACTAACTTTCGGTAAGACAGCTCTGCGATAAAAGCTGTATAAATGGCGTATAAGGGATTAACTCCAAGGTAGCTATACAAGAGTATGCTACACCAGAAAGAAAGGCATAGAACGCAGTTAAATGGCTTAAACGGCAATACTCTTTCCATCACCCATCCGTATGGTTCAAAAATAAATAGGAATGCAAACATCAATCCCATAGAACTAACTAAAATCCAATCGTTATAAATCTCCATCATTATAATTTTTCACTTAAATAATCATCCTTAATATACCGTTTTAACTTGGTAACGGCTTTACCATCTTCTATAAATGTGAGGTAACCTTTTATGTTTTGACCGTACACATCACTATGGTTTAGCGATACGATCTTATTGGTCATTGTTGAGTATATAATACTAATCACAAGATTAGCGGCAGACTTGCCTTCTGTATAATAGTATAGGAATTTCTCACAGGTTCTCATTACAGCAGCGTCGATCAACGCTTGCTTAAGTTCTTCGCTACCATCAGTAACAAATGCAGATCCTGCAACTTCTATACTGCGTTGTAGTATAAACTTACCAAGGTCATTAGTTATACAGCCCTGCTGCTTAGATGCTATCGCTTCTTTTTCAATTAGGGCCTTGTCGTACCTCGGCATACTCGTCTTCTACTTTAGTTAGTATAGTTACGATAGTAGGTAGATAGTCAGCGAGTTCTTGAGGGCTTACGCCAAGCTCAAATCCCAGTCGCACCAATGTAACTGACTGGTCGTAGTATACCAAAGAGTCGATGACTCGGTATATATCGAGAATGAAATCTGCTTCATCTGCACTTAAATCTTCGTAGTAATTTTCAGTCCACATATTAATAAGAGGAGCGAAGCCTTTCTGCCTTCTCCGGATCAAGCTCTGCTATTAGTTCAATGTATTCTCTTTCTCGTCTATAAGCATCTTGAATCTCTTCTACAGTAGAATCTGTGCCTATATAAGTAAAGAGTCGAGCCATCTCATAGAGATACAGATCGATTCTATTCTTAATTAATTTACAAGTCTGGTAATTCTTCGTATCCATAAAGCTTTAAACTAACAAGGATTTCGTTCTTCTCAACATCTTCTCCATCATCAGCAACACGAATGCTAAGGCCCTTGAAGTATTTCTTAGAATCATCTGTGACATAGCCGTTGTCTTTAAGATAGTCCGAGATAAACTTAATGGTAATAATAACATTATCGCAATCATAGCGAGTATTATGAATAAGATCAATCTTATAGGTATCAGCAAAAAACTTATCATACCTATTAAAAACGTTTTTAATTTCTGCATTGTATTCTTTTTTATATTTCTGTCTTACTGAGTAATGGCGACCAGCATAGAATTGGTTAAGGCTTGGAGCCTTTGGCAACGAAAACGTTACTTCTCTGTAGTCTTCTTTACTCATATTTCTTTGAGTTACTTACATTAAAATATCCCACCTCCTTGTCTACGAACTGGCGTTGACTGAAGTGGGATGTCTTTGGCATACCTCTGGTTTCCCATTGAGGCTGAGGTAGTGAAGCGAGATTAAAAGCGAATATGCCTTCGGGAGTTTGACAAATGTATACTGGTATCGAAAGGTACTTCTGCGCTCTCATAAGGAGCTTATCGTACTTATACTTCTCTATCAGCAGTTCGTCGTAGTGCTTGTTTCTGCACTTAAGTTCTATATCACACTCATACTTAACAGAATAGCAATCGTAGTGTGAGAACTCATCACCGGACCACTCAAGGTCCTGTATGTAGTTAGACTTTAGGTGATTGAATAAATCCTTTTCATTCTTCTTCCAACTCATTCTCTTGGTGTATAGCTATCTTCAAGAGGATAAGGTATCCTATTAAGTCCTGCACAGTATCTTCAGTGGCGTCGGTAATACCTCGGCTCTTGATACGCATAAGCTTATCATCGATCCGGGCACATAGGCTTTCAGTGGCGTTACCTCTCGAGAAGATGCCTACGGGGTTAAGAGCCGAGTCCCCGTAAGCAGCATTCTTCTCTAAGAGTAGATTAGTCACCTCTTGAGAGGTTTTTATAATCAATTCTTTTGTGTTCATATAGTAAATATAATGAAATTAATCAAGTAATCCGACCTCAAATTTATAAACTTTTCTACGGCCATCATTTTCAATAACCATTCTTCCGTTCGTAGGGTTAAAGAATATATATCGCTCAGATATTCCAGTGTAGTCCGTTATGTCAACTTTATAGTCTTTGCCCTTGATCTTGATGATGTTATAATCTACGACCTCAACATCGTCTACAAGGTTAAACTTTATGTAGGCACGGATCATCTCGCACCAACTCTTTCTATAGGCTTCTGCCCAACTTCTTTCTGCTTCCATTAAAATTCTAATTCTTCTTGTGATGGTTTAGGTATAACTGGTGATGGCTTATCCGGGTTATCATAAGCAAATCGATTGCCACCGAATTCATCCAGCTCATAGTATCTATTTTTTACCTTATCGTAGTATAGTGTAACACTGCCTAACTTACCTACAATCTTGGGCTTTGCTTTAACGACAGTGATCTCTACTTGATTAGGCTCGTAAGGAACGCCGTTAGCATCTTCAAGTCCATACGGACATCTCCATACGTTTATGATCATCATACCCTTTCTGGACCACTGCATACCTCCGGCGATATCGTTCATTGTAGGCTTATCTACATAGGGTATCCCATTCTTATACTTAGCTTGTTGATGCTTTGTATGAACGGTAACTATTGTGTGGTAGTTATTATCACTACTATGCTTCCGCACTTTAGTTAGCACTTGGCCAATAGCGATGTCATCTCTAACTCCAGCACTTACATCTGTCTTAATCTCCGTAAACGGGTCTATAAGACATCCGTCTATCTTCACACCTTTACTTTCTATTTCACTGACACAAGTATAAAAACCCTCTACGCTGAGGTCCTGTAGACCGGAGTCTATAATATAGAAGTGTCTATTGATAAATTCCACTGCTCTTTCGGCCTCTTCATTAGAGGCAGTTACCTTGTCGTTAACGAGATAAGGCTTACGCAGATATACCCAAAGTAGTTCTGCGAACACTTCGGTAGGTGATCCAGTCTCTGGGCTATATACGGCCCAGGTCCATCCGGAATATTCTGATAGGTTCATCATCAGTTCAAATCCAAACTGGGATTTTCCTTGGTGGGCACCAGCATAGATGTATGTGGTAGATCCCTTCTTTACGGAATACTTGTCAAACAGGGAATCAAATCCCGTCCAAGCTCCTTTGCTTACTCCGTTCTCACGAAGCTGTGTTAGCGAATCCTTTAACTCCTCGGCTCTATAGATAAAGTTTCTCATTGTTATTTGTTTAGTTAATTATAAATAGACTTCATTAAAGTCTTCCATCCAAATTGGTGTTTTCTTTCCTACATAAGCACCGAATATATTATACTCAGCAAACTCAATGCAATCACTCTCACTCCATTCGTCGTTCTGCATAAACAGTTGACGCACTACATCGTATTTAGAATACACTACGCGCCACGAGGCTTCATCAAAGCCTATGATGCAATCATCATATCCGTCCGTAAAGAGAACATCCTCTGTAGGAGCGAACAGCTCTTCTATTAGAATACGGTTTCTACTCTTGTTTTCCAAATTCTCTTTCATAATCTCCTTCTTTATGGGCAAAGCTTTTGCTTATTTCCTTTCGATATAGTTCTTCCATTACATAGAAGTCGTAAACCTTTTTTCCTTTCAAACCAAGAGAACCCATTAACCTCATTATCATATCGGGGTTGCCGTTCATATCTTGAATACTCTTAACTCTTGTCGGAAAATTCATTTCTCTATAGTTGTTAATGTAGCCATTTCCTCTTTTAACTTTATAGGCAACCTTTACTTTAACAAGATAGATTATTTGCCCTTCTTCGCTGGGCTTTTGCTCTTGTTCCATTTATTGATCTGTTTAAGTTTCTTAGCTTTCTTCACCTTGCGTTGTTGCTTTAGGTCTTCGAAGTATTCTTTCTCCCAATTATCTTCGTGGGGGATGTATCTCATTCCTTTTTAGGTTTAATAGTTTTAAGAATATCATCATCAATAGTAAGGTGCGAGAAGTATATATCTTTGTTATTCCCATATACATACTTCTTCCTATCTTCTGCCGTCATATCAATTAAAGCAAACAATTCTGTAAGTCTTCCCATCACATCTTTATTAATCTTAATCTACGCTGGTACTTTCGGATCAACAAGGCAGAGTTGGTTAATTGATTCTGTAAGTCACTGGTCCAACCAAACCTACTGGCTTGAAGGGAAAGGTTTACATTGTCCAACATAAGCATCTCCAGATATTTCTCTACCTCGCGTATGTGGCGTTTCTTTCTGTTGTAAGATTTAATCGTACTCAATACCATACTCTGTGAGATCTCTTTCGCAAAGCTGAACTATACGATTGTACAATACTGATTTACCCTTTGTTCTTTTAGCGTTGGTCTGTGCATAAGTACGGATATCATTGATTATCCTTTTGCTTCCGACGCTGCGCTTTGGTTGATAGTTTGTTTTCATAAGCAAATTTATTTGCGGTGAGGAGCCTTGCGACTCATTTCTTTTCAGTTTTAAAGGTTTTTCTTTCTATCCATCTTGCGTACATCTTGGCTGCCCAAGCCTTTCTCTGTTGCTTGTTAGGATACACTTTCTTTAGTCTCGCATTTGCTATGCGTAGGAATTGATTCATCTTATTCATAGTAATTAATTTTGGAGGGGAGAGGGGAATCGAACCCCTCTATTAACCTACTCCGCAGTAAAGCTATTTGCCTTTCCCCTTTGACGTTTAAAACAAGTCGTCGTCTTGAGTGTTCGCTGCTGCACCCGGAGCTGGTTTCTTCTGCTCCAATTCAGCATACATACCACCGTCTCTCTTGCTTAAGAGATTGATGTTCACCCAACCGCGATCGTTTAGGTTGCCCGACAATAGGTCGATGTCTTTCTGGCTAAAGCCAACATTGATGATCTGACCATACTTACCCTCTTTAACGCGGGTGCTTCCTACGAAGACTTTTTCCTTTCTGTCTTGTGACATAACTAATTAAATTAAAGGATTAAAAAAATACTTATTCAAGAATCAATTTTGAGAGGTGATTCACCCTCTGTTCTAAACGCGCAACTCTCGAGTTCATATTGTCTACCGCTTGCGATAGATCGCCATTCTCCTCCGAGGTGTGCTTAAGGATGCCTTTGAGTTTGTTATAGTTAAAACTATACATACCATCGGCCATTCGGTTTTCGTGGGAATGGATGTACTCATACGCCATACGCTGACTAACACCCAAAACTTTACCGACTTCCGTACTTGCGTACTCTTGTTCTGATAACACCCGTGCGATCAGCGCACGAGCGGTAACTACCTTTCTATTCTTGCTATTCTCTACGATCTTATCTACTGGGACATCCATAAGGTTACAGGCAGTCTCAATAATAAATCTCTCGAGGGGACTATAGTTCTCCCACAATAGCATAGTACGGTCTAAACTCTCCATTTAAAAATAATTTTTCATATAGGTTAATTGAATTATGCAACTGCATTGCTCCGAAGTTTAGGAAATTCTCCGATGCTTTGTAGATGCCTACTTCATAAGGGAACTCTTTCTCTATAACGAGGAAGTAGAATTCATCACAATTGAAGATCTCAGAGTATAGGTATGCTTGTTGTGCATACATCCACTTGGCGTTTCTGGACCATTCCTCCAGCGGTTTAGCAGTTGTCTTTAGATCAACGAGGTATCTACGTCCGCCCTCTTCAACAATTGAATCGGCCTTACCTTTTAGTTTAACAACTTCCCCAGATTCTAACGACCATTCCATTACACCGGGAATCTCGGGTTGGAAGTCAAATCCCATAAGGTCAGTTACCTCACTTACCTTTTGTAG